TAGGGTTCCCCCTGCAAGTGGCAAATAACTATGTGTATGAGAGGTAGCACTAATACCTGCTTCTGCCAATGTCTGATTAATCCATGCTGAACCATTCCAAACTGCAATTTCCCCAGATGCAATATCTGTAATTGTTACATCATCAAGTCCATCAAATCCAATGGTTGATGAATAGGCAATAGACGGTTTATCTGATAAATCTGTATAAGAACCACTTGTAGCAACATTGGCAAATCCAATTTCTCCAAGTGTCTTATTAACCCAGCTTCCACTATCATAAACTAATAACTCATTATCACTAACAGTATCTAATTCTATTGATGAAACAATTGCATAATCGGTAGCATCTAAATGATAATATTCAGATGTAGTACCACCTTGCAATCCAGTCAGATTATTATGGTCATTTATTGTAGCATATGATAACGCAACATCCGATACCTGTTCTACTGCATAAGCACTACTTGCACTTTTCTGTACAATAATCCTACCAATCAATATACCAGTTCTTGTTAATGTATCTGGAACTTCGGGTAATGAACTTTCCAATGCCTGACTTAATGTATAATCACCAGTACCTAATACAATACATACAAATTCTTTTGTATCATCAACAGTTCTGAATACCCAATTTACCGCATATCTATTAGATGTAAGAGTTGCCAAATTTGTCCCATTATCATATTGAGTATTATTATATGTCGTACCAAATGAATATTCCCATTCCCCAGAACTATGATACCATAGGCATACTGAATTTGCACTTCCAGCAACTACTGCATCTAATTCTGTTGATTTTGCACCATACCATACAATACCAGAAGTCACGGCAATAGTATTCCCTGTATCTTCAGATAATGCTAACCCACTTTCTTTATGAAACCTATCAGTTTTTACAAATCGTAAATGTAATTTATTGGCAAGTCCCTTGCCCATTTCATTCCAAGATAATTTACATATATCATTTCCATCTTTTGCCAATGTATATACTGGTATAACATCACTTTCATTAATATCATCAACATCAGTGGTTACTGTTAATATAGGACTACCACTATTGTAATCAACAATGATATAATTCATTCCATCTGTTAAACTATCAAATGTCGTTCCGCTTACTGTATAATCATTAACATTTCCTAAAAATGTACTATTATTATATAACTTATAAACACCAGTTCCAATGGTAACTGTCCCATCACCATTATCTGTATATGATGGTGCAGTATAACTTCCAGCAGATATATGCTGTCTTTCAGCATCTGTATATGCAAAGAAATCAGAGGAATCATATGTGTCTAATGTATCAGCATCTAATCCAACAGTGTTTATAATACTCGCTGGTATTTCATTATTCTCAAATATTACATTCCCATCACCATCAACAATATAATTGGCAATAAGTTTCCTTCGCACTTCCAATGTATTCTCTGATTTCTTCATTCATAATCACCCAGTTTTTGTAACAATCCCATCATAAGCAATAGAACCAGCAACACCACCAGTTTCTGTTATCTTAATATAATAATCATTTTTAATATGTATTGGTAAATAGGTAAACCCATCATTCTCATCATAAACACTGTCAATCAACACATCCGTAGTGCCATCTGATATATAAAAACTAAATGTTCCATTATACCACAAATTATGTATAGTTACCTCATTCCCTGCTGTGGGTTGCACAAGTACAGTATCTGAACCAACAAAATTTTCAATTCCTGCATAAATATCACCAGTTGCCAATTATATCATCTCCTATTAACTTAAAGTAATTCGTATCTCCAGTATCCAAGATTCACCTGAACCTTTAGTTCCCTTATTCTCTACCTTTCTATTTAAGCAAATCCCAGACGCATTATTCTTAACTACATATTCATTCCAATCCTGATTCGCAGTATCACCATCGAATGTTGCCCTGAAATATACCGTATTCCCAGATACGTATGGATATGTTGCATCCATAGATTCATACACACCATTCGCCAATACATCAGTATCTGATGCACCAGATGCTGTATCATCTATCCCTACACCAACACGGGCATTTGTACTGTTGAATGTATCCGTAGAATCACCAATTATAATATCCCACATCTCGTTCATACCCACATTGAGTAATGTATTCCTTTCAAATGTAACAACTTCATAGGGGAATATATGTTCCATATTAACCCCTGCCTTTGACATCTTGGCAATCTGTCCATCCTCGTCATGATATTTGTAAATCTTATACACCGAATGATGTTTAATAGTTTCTTCCATATTCTCACCTATTATTTTTATTATTTAAATAGTTATATGTGCGTATATATAACTATTACAACTCCTTCCCAATTAACATATTACTATTAATACTACTTGTCTTATTTAAATTTATCAATTTAGTATTACAAACATCTTTAATATGTTCAATAACCCATTCTTCTCCATTAGCATTAATCATATCATGTGGAATTACAATTTTTAATATACCCAATATTTCATGTTCTACTGTAAAGAATGAATTAACACTTGTATTCTTAACATTAATAATCTTCATCATTGCACCCCATAATCTAATATACTCCCATATAAATGTACACTACCTTTACTTGTATCACTGCATTGTATTTGGAATAGATTATTCCCATCAGTTAACTCACTTTTAATATCAGCAGATGTATATCCATCACTACCTATCTTTTGACTACCACCTGTATATACTGTTGGTGATACTGGTAATATTTTTGTCCATGATGTATATGTACTATTTTTAATATATATCTCCATAGTTGAAGGATAACTTGTACTTACATGACCTTCATCTTCTATATAATAATCCATAGTCTCTTCGGTCTCACCAGTAACTACTGAACCTGCATCAGTATATGTATGAGTATGTCGTTCATATGTATATACATAACTACTTTGTATATCTAAATATACAACATTATCTGTACTTGTCAAACTCGGTGATATTGTAAATTGAACAGTCAATGTATTATTACTTGTTGTAGCCGTACCTGGAAGTGGCATTATTAATGTAAATGGTGATTTTACATGATTTGTTGGTAAAAAATAACAGTCAACTAACCATTCTTGTGTTTTACCAGTAACAGTAGAACTACCATTAAATGATGTATATGGCGTTGCATATAGTTTAACAGTTGAATAATATGAAGTATCTGTATGTAATCCATAAAGATTACCAGTAATTATCAATAATGCATCTTGCCATCCATATGATGTTCCAGATGGAGTAATATCTGTTGCAGATGATGGATAAAAATGTTCATAATCACTACTATTAAATTCTAATATAGATGAAGGTATTGTCATTGTTTTAACTCGTTGTGTTGGTACTGATAAATAATCAATTGTAATATTAGCATCGACATCATCAATATCCAATGTTGCATTTGTATTTTTTAACCATGATGCTGTTTTATAACTATCACATTCCAATGTTAGTTTAAACTCTCCAATACTATCAATATCATTAACATTATAACTATATATAGGATATACTTCGCCATTGCCAACATCTTCTCCTTGTATGTTATGCCATCCACCATCCCATTGAGTATACACCCCTGGATTTACATATCCACTTATCTCATAAACATCTTCACCAAGTAAATCTTTTAATGTGGTATTCTTACTGTTCAATCCCAAGACCGTCTCACTCATGGTTTCCTTGACATCATACACCACATAATTGGAACTGTCGACACTTACCAAATCGCCATCTTGATAACTATGCGTAGGAATCAAATGTACCTCAATACGCTGTTTTATACTTCCAAACTTATTATATATTGCTTGTGCTAATGCATCGGCTTCATCATTATCAGCTAAATCCTTCTTTTGAAACACTCGTATATAATCACCAGTGATGCTCGATGGATACTGCCCTTCTATCTCACTGCCATCCTTTCCAATTACAATTATCCCATCTACATTATAATCAAAATCACTTTCCTTTACATCCTTTCTATTATAACTTATATTTCCAGATGATGTCAAATCATTATTATATTTCCCATAGGTCACAGTTTTGGTAGCACTGTTGAAATACATATTGATATTGTCACCACTATCATTCGATAGTTCGGTAATTACTTTTGTTAGAGCATCCCAGATATTAGTATAATAGAAATACACTCCATTTATAGTTGTGGAATTTGTACTACCATTTGTCCATCCGCTACCACTTAATATCGTACTGATTGTTGATGTCGTTGTACTAGATGACACACTAAATGTATAACTACCACCACTACTTACTAGTCGTTTCTTCAATGTATATGCATTCTCTGTCAATGTATAACTATGCCAACCTTCATCAGTCAATGTCCTATCACTAATATATCCAGAGAATATTGTGGTGCTATCTTCCTTGATATAGAATAATGTTTCTGTTCCTACACTAAATTCCTCATCACAATGAAATTTACAACTGTTCAATCCATTCAATATCTTATCAATACTGTCAATAGTGATTGAATAATTGTCACTCCCATCATTCACATAGTACGATGTCATATCAAATCCTCTCAAATATATATTTCAATTTCATATCAAATATCCATTGATTAAGATACCCACCTTTACGTTGTAACTTCATATCATCAACTAACCATTTTGAACTTGCTGGTATCTCTTTAAATACATATTCGCCAACACCATAGGAAGCAATTATATAATCCCCTTCCCACGCATCCATTGCATCGAAATCAGTTGTACTATATATATATCCTTTTAATTGTACCTGTACTGGATTAGCACCCATTGATATAACAATTGGATTTTGACCTTTAATTGGTATGACCTTACTGGTATGTGACTTAATTGGAATAATCTCATTAAAATCCAAAGTCACTGCATGACTGCTATCATCTGTAAATGTAACTGCTATATGTATCCCTCCTTATGATACTAGCGAAGATGATTGTCTTTCAATCTCCTCTTTTAATTTTTCAAATAAATCTGCCGCCCATTTTTCATTAATTGCTTCAATTGTATTATACTGATATATATTAACTTCCTTACCTTGTGATTCCTTAATTGCCAATTCCATCCAATCAGTACCTTCATATCCATATGTTGCTGGTTGTGCTCTTGTTTCTTCCAATACCATTCTCATAGTATCATCATATTGAATACCTTGTTTATCCATAGATTTTTCCAAATTATCATAAAATGTTTCTGGAGTTTCAGTACCAATACCTTTTTTAGTCAAATCATAAAATGACCAAACTGCAAGTGTTGTTCCTGCAACTGCGGCGGCAACGGTAGCAAATCCAACGAATGTAGCATTACCAGCAGATGCACCAGCAGTTGTACCTATACTTGTAAACCATTCAGACAATGCAGTTGTTAATCCTACACCACCAGCACCCCCTAAAACTCCACCTGCTGTTGAAGCACCAGCACCGCCAAGTATTCCACCACCTGCACCAGTTGCACCTGCGCCAAATAAACTTTTCAAAAATACAAATCCACCAGCACCAGATAATCCAAGATTAAGCAATGACGCTACTGGCATACCAACAAGACTAATCGCCGCTACATAACCTGCCATTTTACCCAACTTAGACAAATTATCTTCACCAACAACCTCTTTCAGCTTTGTAAGAAAATTTCCAATATGAGTAAATGCATCCAAAAATCCTTGTGCAATGTCTAATACAAATCCAGCGACTTCACCAACATTACTTCTAAATTTATCATCACCCATTGTAGTAACCAATGTCTCAACAGCAGTATTCAATTTACTCATGAATTTCTCATCAGAGAACAGGTGATTTGCCAAATCCATCATGGCAACGCCTACATAGCTTATAATCCCCTGAAGTTTCATCCATGTATCAACTGAACTTTCAACAAATCCATTCTGGTCATCAACAATATTATTAACATCAAATCCGGCTTCACCAGCAAATGCCAATGCAGTACCATATGTAGTCATGGCACTGCCTATATCTTTAAGTGGATTTAAAATTGTAGTAAACATCCTACTTGCCATATTCATGACAGACATCATTGAGAACCACGTTCCCAACATACTCATATTTATAGCAAGAAATGACCTTTGTGCTGTACGTAATCTATTCTGTCCATTAGCATATCGACCAGATGCCCGTGTAGCATTATCAGCAGAAACTGTTTGTTCATCTAATGATTCATTAACTTTAGAAACATCACCAATAACATTCTCATTTGTCATTTGTGCTCTTCCGGCTTCAACAATTTCATTAACTTTCATTCCAACTGTATTTGCCGGAAGCCCAACACTAAATCCAGCAGATGTAAATCCATTACGACCTCTATTATATGCAGAACCAGCAGTCATCATATTTGATTTAGCAATCAATGATTGATTCCTCTGCATAACTTGGGCAAAGTTCATAGCACCACGTTCATTCTTTTTCATTAGTGTTGCTAACATTTTTAATTCTTCTTCACCCAAAACATGAGCACGTATATTCAAATCAACATCTGCCAAATCTTCACTTCCTTTCCTTTTTCATTATCTCATTACATACCAATGAATCAAACATCAATCTATCATACCAATCATCATCATCATTCCAGTGGAACAATTCAGATGGTCTACTTCCGCATTTTATTACAATCGGTGCAACAATACGTACAATCTCATCACTGACCATGAAAGGATACTTCTGGTGAGTATGTCGCCACCGTCACATAACATCTCATCATATCCTCACCGGGCATTTCCTCATACTTATGGGGATTTGTACTGTCAAAGTCTTTGATTATATTTGGCAAAACCTTCTCTGCCCATATCTCAAATCCTTCAACAAATCTCTCTTGGTCTTTCAATGACATCCTGACAATTTCATTTCCTTCCTCGTCAACATCTTTGATTGGATTATTCGTTGCAAATTTGGTAATGATACCAATATGTTTGATTGCCATTAGACCAATCGGTCTCTTACACTTATAAACCCCACTATCTGTTTCAACTTCAATTATTTCCATGCCACTCATCCTCCTTATTAATTATGTTTCGTTATCATAAACACACTTGATGCTGTCTGATTTGCAGTGAATTTAATAGTATTCTCAACTTCTGATGCACCACCATTCATATTCTTACTCATAGTCTCCGCAATTGAAACCGGAGATGATATTGTAAATGCATCAGTTCCCTCATCATCAGCATATATACACGCAATAGTAATTGCCAATGTATCCAAATCGTTGGTTGCCGGAACAGATGTACCAGATGAATCACCATACATCACACTCTTAATCTCATCCGCTTCATGTTCTGTAAATGTAACATTAAATTCGACAGATGTAGAATCCGTTAATGCCACACGCTTCAAGAACGGACTACCAACTACAAAATTCTCCGCATCAACATTACGGTTTATCACCATATCCATAGATTTGACCTCTGTGTTTGATGCAGATGCGATTGATACGGATGCACCCCATGTCAATGTCGGTTCTTCTGCCGCAAATGTAGGCATACCATACGTACCTTCTGCCGGTTGCTGACATACAACATCACAATCAAATGTCACATAATCCTTTGGTTCAAACTTGAATGTACACTGATTTGGAATACATCCAAGATATTTAACCTCATCATCAAACGTATCATTTGATTCACCAACATCTATTTCCATAGAACCCGGATAACCCAATGTATATTCATAATCATCTGTACCACTATTCGTTGCTTTTGCACCGAGCAATGTATGCAACAGTACATCCAATTGTGCTGGTCGTACCGTACCACTCAATTTCCCAGATACTTTATAAGCCGTTGCATTAGAACCACCCGGAAGAAATTGGTCAACCCTATTCTCACGAATGACCGACCTATCCACTGTAAAATTACTAGCAGTACATAACACCCCTGCGGTAGTTGCACCATCACCATAAGATGTTTCTTTTCCAATTTTTACATATCTTACCATGTTATCACCTTTTCATAATAACTATCTATTTTTAACGTTTTCAACTCCCTATAATCAACAATTTCAGGTTGGTCAAATTTGAAAGTCTTGTTTGTAATATTCGCACTTAACAGTTCAATTATCCGTTCAAATGTATCAACCATAGTCTCATCATTTTTGCTAACTACAAATATCGATATTTGATATTTAACTCTATAACTATTAAAACTCTCAAATTTAAATTCAGGAATATCATCTATTTCTATAATTAGAGACACATCATCTTCCAATAATGATGCTTCATAATCACAAATCTTATATCCGTTGTTTCTTAACACAACTTTTACATCAGTTAATACACTTGTCATTCAAATTCATCCTCAATAATACTATCCACTTCTTTGTTTAAAAACCTTTCTATCTCTTGTGCTAAATCATTAATCCATGGTTTCCATCGTTTAGAATAATTCCTTGCACCCTTATGTATTAACCATTTGCTTCTTGCATCCCATTCCCATACATATACACCAGTAGATGCACCAACATCCCTTCTTAGAAATTTACCATAATCATAAGTTCCCGATGGTCTACTGCTATATATTGGTTTCATATTAATTTTAATTTCCTTGCCATTTCCAGAAACTTCACACGCATTACCCAATTGTCCAGTAACAGCTAATCCTGCATTTAATCTTCTATTATAATATCTATATACATTATCTCTCCAATATCGTTTAATATGCCCTCGTATTCTTGATTGCCCTGCACGATTTATACCACGTTTAATTAATCGTTTAATCTTGCTAACCATATCATTCAATTCAGAATCTTTAACATCAACCTTTAATCGAATGGTAACCATTATAAATCATTCTCCTCCAAAGCGGTGGCACTAATATCAAAGTATACAATCCGTCTATTATTAACCTCACTATCATCAATTTCTAGATTATCAGTCAATGTATAGTTACTCTTAACCTTTAAAAATGCCAATGCAATTGCCTTCAAATACATCAACTTGGTAACTGCCATTTCCGGCATTGTTCCCAATCGTTTGTCAGTCATACCCGTGTACGTTATATAAGAATAGTATGTAGCAAGAGAGATGTACATATGTTCCAGATAATCATCATCAATATCTGCAATCGTGCATATCTCACCAATATAATCTCTCGCCTTTTCCAAATTATGTTTAATAGCAAATGTATCAATAAGCGAATCAGGTATATCACTAAAGTTATCCCTAACCCTGTCAATTAACTTTTCAAGTACAACTGTCATTACAACTCCCCCGATAATTGATAAAAAAAATTAATTGGGAATTTAACCCAATTAATCATCTACACCAGAGATGGTAATAATCCTACCAGTCGTGGTTCCACCATCCGTATCAGGAATGACCTTAGTCTTGTAATACTGCGTGAAGATATACTCATCTCCCACACCAGCAGTATTCGTTTCCTCTGCGGTTGGCACATCAGTACCGTTATACACCCAATGGATAGCAGTTTCTTCACTCTTAACCATCATAATCGCAGTCTTTGATAACTGCCTAGTCGGATACATCTTGATACCAACGTTATTCTCAATCCAAGACTGTATGGACATATCCATCTGTCCTAAATCCCCATTCTTCAATAGGAATCCTTTAAGTTTCATTGGGTAGAAACACACAATATCTTTAATCTCACTCTCTGTGATATTCGTGCCATCAACGATATTCTGCACACCAGTCGCAATATCATCTGGAATATCTGCGGCAGATGTCTCATCCCATGCATCCGTTGCGGTTACAGCACCACTAGAACTCGTACCTGCGGCTATTTCCGTAAATGCTTCAGTATCCTTACTATAAGCAAGTCCCCTTGCTGATGCTTTCAACATACCCCTAATCTGTTCATTACCAAGTTGTCGTGCCTTTACCTCATACGTAATTGGCAGTCGTGTCTGATATTTCTCTAGAGAAGTATCCACATTACGGAACTCTAGGGTTGACTGCGGTGCAAGTGCACCCTCTGAAATCTGTGTCGGGTCTATCCTCGTACTCGTTGGAAGCAACATACGAATATCAAGTACCGGAGTTGGTCGTACAACCAGTCCTTCCTGCGCATTCATCATGGTATCTGCTTCTGTATATAGCACCTCTCGCATAACATCCTTCTTGGCAATATCACCAGTTGAAGTTGTCCATCCATCACTAAAATAACTCATTACCATTTATATCACCTCTATTAAGCACCTACTCCAACATAATGTATATACACTTTTGCCGCAAGTCCAGCAGTAGCCGCAACTTTTCCCTGAATAGTAATGAATGAAGTAGTCCCACCATTTTCATCAAGAACCCGTGCAGTAGCACCATTAATACCATTTGTCGTATCATTCAAATTATCGAATATGCCAGGAGTGGTTGAAGCAATACCATCGATAATAGTATCTGAACCTGTCGTTGCATCAGCAGCAGCACCAATGTCAATAAGTTCACCACCTGCTGTGGTTGAACCAGTCGTAATACGTAGGAGTACACGGTCAACTATAATTGCTGTTGATTCTGGATTCTCAAATGAACCAAGAATTGCATCTGCATCCCCTGCCGCCGAAAGAGTTACAACTGCCCATTTACCTGCCGTTGGTGCCAACATATCATTATCAACTGCATCATCTGCAATAATCGCAACATCAACTTGCTGGTTATATGCAATACGGACATCCATAGCACCGCCAGTATTCTTACTCACCGCTTCCTCGGCAAATCCAAGAATATCACCAGTGTTCGTGGAACCATCTCGCTTATCAACAAGACCATCACCTACACAACAAATCGCATCACCAATTGCAATTGCCGCATTAGTTGCAGACACTCGAAGTGTCGCAATATCTCCATTATCAATTCCCACAATCCCAACATACTTGTCAGCAGTGGCAGTACCAGTAATGGCATCCTTCGTATCCTTCGCAGTATAACCAATTGGATGGTCACTTGCACCACAAAGTTTAACTTCCCGTGCATCAGTATCATACGTTACAACCATACCCGGATACGTTACCGCATCTGAACAAGTATAACTGATAACCTTTGCATCATTTTTTAGTCCACCAGACATTTACTCACCTTATCCTTTTTTAATCTTATCATACAATTTATCAGACAAATCAGAATATCCTATCTCTGCAAGTATCTTGTCCAATTGCTGTTTTACATTCACCTGCGGTTTCTCATTCTTTGTTTCAGGTGCTGGTTTCTGCGCATCCTTACTTGCAATGATATTCTTTTTAATCTGTTCCAAAACTTGAATACCTTTCTTCGTATCCACATTCTCAATAAGTATATCGGGATTTATACCCAACTTATTAACTTCACTTTTCAAATTTTCCAATTTGCTAACCATTATCTCGTCATATTCCTTCTGAATATTCTTATATCCATCAACCTCTTTCTTCAGCTTTTTCAACTCATCCAGCGTCTTTGGATTATCAATTTCCTTAATAGTTTCCCTTTCAATAATCTTAGCTTCCCCAGAAGGTTTAATCACTGGAGTTTCAACTATCTCCTCTGTTCCCTCACTCATATGTTCACTCTCCTTATGTTCTTCAAACGCCATTGGGATTATTCTGCAATCAGTTCCCTTGATTGCCGGATTTGATACGAAAGCAATCGCTTTCAAATCCCCACCCTTTACATAACCAGTATCCTCATCGTAATCAATATCAATCTCCGCAGAAACTTTATCATATCCATATTTCGATATTTCAGGATAGGCAGTTTCATCGAAAACAAATCCACTGTATTCCAGTGACTGCCCATCCTTACTCAATCTAAATTTAGGCGCATACCCAATGGGTATTTCGTTGTGGTTGTGGAGAAGATATAACTTTATATTACCATTAATCTTATCATGAATGTTTTTCAATGACTGCTCATCAAAAGTAGCAGTTTTTCCATTAGCATCTGTGAAAGTACCAGTTTTGAATACTACCCCGGAACTTTCCAAAACACTATTAGATTTCCATTGAACGTCATTACTCTCAAATGTTAACATTTCTGACAACAATATCACTCCTATATTATTACATTATAACTTAATCATTTATATACTTTTCGTTAAATCTGTTACAACTGTTATCATATAATCTCACAATTATGCACATATCCCCGTTTAAGTATCAAATTCTTAGTGTATTCATGAAGAAGAATGAGGGTGCATTTGTCACCCACATCCTCTTCATAGCACCGATGTATCTGATAGTGCAGTTTAAAGAGATTCAGATTCCCTATTTGCATTTTGTCCTGCATCCCTAGTGTGCTGTACATCCGATTGCGGTGTCTCCGGGAAACTGTCTCCCTTCATAGTATTTGACACAATCTGTTCATCAGTTTGCGTTACCTTGTTTGTGACAATATCATCACCAGTCTCAAAGTCAGTATACCCAACAGATTCCCTTATCTCATTCTGTGTAAATGAATTTAATGTCGCCATTATTGCGGCAATACGGAACATTTCCAGCTTGGATGTTGCCATTACTAATTCAAACACAGCATCTAATTCATCAACAGGATAATTGCTATTTATAGACAACAACCTGTCTTTCACAATCCTCATAGGTACGGCACTCGCCTTTTCCGCAAGTTCTATTGCCTTTGCAGATACATAATTAGATATTATCAATTCAGACGCATAACTTCCAGTATTTGTACCATTCACAATAGAACTGGACACATTCAATGCCGTATATATCTCATTGTTTAGCTGATTCATCAAATCGTTAGTTCTCATATAACTATTGCTGGATTCCACCATATCAATATCGACATTATCCAATGTCACATATTTCTGGTCAGGTGCTTGATGTTTCATAGTCTCGATATATGCAGTTGTAAAGGTCTGCGCATCCCTGTTTGCACTTGCATTTTTCTCACTTGGCGAACCACTATATCTACCCAACTCGAACATCGTACTGTCAATCTTATGATGTTCTCTCGGCACATTCATCCATCTCCACAATATATCAATAATCATGGTCTGTCTCTTCCACCAGACTGGATGTATTGCCCTTGCCAAAGGAGATATTGAATACAACCCATATGTCTCTCTCCCCAAATTATCAGTGAAGAATATCGGCGTATCTTTATATTTAATATGCACAACATCCTCTGGTTTCAGTACCTTTCTCTCACCTTCTTCACCATCTTCCTTATACACATACAACCCTGTTATCATCAATACCTTATCAGAACCAGTATCTCCGACATCACCATTCTCTTCAACAATCGTCATATATCGCATTGGCAATGGTCTAAATGATTCATCAATAATCTCTACAATATAATTTCCATTAATCATCAGTTGTTCAGTACAACTTTCAACAATCCGTTCAAACTTGATGTTATCTGCAATAAATTGTGCATCGGCAATCATCGAATCACCAAGTTTCCCGGCACGTTCCTTATTCTTCAATTTAAATCCTTTAAAACATTGCCCGGCAAGTGTGGACATTCTATCAATAGAACCGCCTACCTCTGCATCTTGGTAATAAATATTCTCATATGATTCAAATGTAGGCATATTATAGAAATCACTTTTCTCTACAACATCCTTTACCAATTCATATTGTACACTTCTTGCAGACTGGATATTGCTTGTTGCCGTATTGCTATATCCCCTGCTGAACTTAAACATATCTCTTAATCCCATACTATCAACTCCCTATGTTACATCGATGCCGTATAAAACAACGGTATCGCTGGTTTATAAATAATCCTATCACCTGTGTTTGTCAAATGCCAGAGAACGTTGCATATGCAATCCGATACATCTTTCGTTGTATTCGCCCTATGGTCTACCTTTGGATTCCCATCAATATTCTTGACAATCAACATCTTCGCTTCATTAAAAAGAACCTCATTAAATACAATATCCAATTTATACCCATCCTCTTTGTTCAAATGTCCCTCTTGTAATTCAACCCATCGTTTGTAATCCTCAAAACGGACAATATGCTTTATGCATTCGACACCCATTCTTTTATCCAATATCTCAATCAATTCTGGATACATCCATATATCAAAGATGAGTGTATCTATGTTAAGATTTACAACAGCATTCATTATCAAATCACGTACTTCACTCGGTGATATATATGCTTCTCCTTCTGTTTTCATAAATCTGGTCACACCATCAATAACATAATGATTTCCTTCCTTATATCCACACGCCATTCCAAAGCCATCATTACGTACTGCCGGGTCTATCGCCAATACTCTCTGTATCCTATCTTCACTTTCCAATGTCTCCAATTTATTATCCATATTATAATTGAATAATATTCGGGGTTTTCCATCTACCGATACTGGAAATACAGATGTTGTATTACCTGATGGTTCACAGGCATAGTCTCGAAGGAAAGTTCCATAATCATTTTTATATTCTTCCCTTAACTGTTCCTCTGTAAAATTGGGATTTGCCACCCATGTTGGCGTTTTCACCGCCAATATATCATCTCTCTCTAATCCAAGTTGGTACAGTGTCATCATTATGTCATCTGGTCGCTGGGCAGAACTTATAGCAATTACATGACCGTCACCCTTAAGTGTATCCGTAGATTTACGTATACGGGAATATACCTCCCATGCACCACGCTTACTCGTAGTATCCTCAAATGATGCAATCTCGTCAAAGACTACGCATTTATTAGTACGTCCCACACCAGTTGATGCTTGACTGCTCAATATCTTAATACCGATATTCTTGGATTTATTAACAACTTCCTCACTTTTAATCATGCTGTCTGACCAAGTGTTAAACCACTCACTCCGTTCTACAAAATTCTGCATATTACTAAACAGCGTATCCTCTGCTTGTTTAGATGATGGTGCAATACACATTACAAATAGTAGCTGATTCTTCATCAACCCATAATAATCTGCTGGATTCTCCATAGTATCAAGTAGCCAGTATTCGTAAGTCCCCATGATACTTGACAATACTGATTTGCCCGAACGCATCCCTGATAACCAATCCAATTCCTTATATCCTCCCCAATAAAAATCATTCATAATCTTTTCTTGCATCGGATACAAGTTTACTCCAAGTATGTTGGTTGCCCACCATGCCGGATTCTGTCTGCCCATCATACAGACTTTCATATATTGAATATAATCCTTATCTAAATCTCTTCGATTATTTCTATCAATTTTATCTTGCACTCTGGACACACCTTTGCCTTAACCAATTCATTAGTCAATTTGAAAAACTTGCCTTCCATGTCATCAATCTTAAATACCAATTCCTCATTCAGTTCTCCGCTAAATTTCCCCAATGTCTCAATGGTTGACCGTACCTCTTTAATAAGGGCAATCCCAGTTCTCATATTGTTAATATCTTCAGAACCTCTGTCAATAGTTGCCATAAGCCAGTCATTCAATATATCAAGACATCTGCGAAGTTCTTTCACACAATCATATGTTGATTTCTCATCAGTTTCAATTATGATTTCCTCCCACTGATGATTGTACAGATGTTCGTACACTTCATCCTCACTAATGTTAAAAATAGTCGCCACTTCCTTAACACTGTGTTTGCCGTTAATAATCCCCTTACTATATTCAAAACATTTTTCAGATTTGCATAATTTACAATCAATAATTTCTTCCATAATATATATAAACACTCTCTCTTTAAAAACTTTACTATCAGTCTTACATTAATTATATAAATGATAAAGTAAATAGTATATCTGCCACTCTCCTTTCGCATAATTTTGTGCGCACAATGTGAGTAATCCTCCACTTGCATTGTGGGGTTTTTAATTTTATATATATATTGGGTAACCGAAAGATTTATATAGTGTGAGTGGGAGTATTGTTTACGGTAACTCTCGCGGCTCACATGGATTTTTATCTGGTCACATTTTTTTCCATTAATACAATTTATTATATCATTTATATTCTTATTGGTTATTTTATTACAAATCCTATTACCTTATTGAAGTTATATATTTCAAGATATATAAAGCATTTTGATGAAATATTGCACATCTTGTAATCTTGTATGAAAGTTGAAATTTTGGATAATTTTTGGAGAGACATCGGCTAGTATAAGGGAGTTTAGGGTAACCTAACAATTTTCGCCATGCCAAACTTTTTTAGGGTGACCATACATTTTTAGGGATACATAACTTTATATGGGTAACCTAACATTCTCATGGCCGTATTCCAATTGGAATATTGGGGGTGTGCAATTATTATTTGTATAAGCATCTACTAATATGTGCATCATATTACTACTTACTAATATGTATATAATTCTTCTTGCTTATAAGGAGAATGAATATTATACCGATGCCTTATATACAATATGTATATTATTCATATGGGTATATATATGGGGAGAATGATATCCTATAAGTAATGACTTATATATTTGCCAAATAATTATTGCTCACGAATATATATATAGATAACAGTGATAATATATATAAGAGAAGTATTATAAATATTATATATAGTAAGGTAAAAAAACAAACAG